GGAGTGGATTTAGTCCAAGATATTTGAATATTCCCCCCCGAAATAGCTGTGGCTTGAGCAAGCGGCCTAGATGGCTCTCCGATAATGACATAATCTTCATTAGAATAATCAGATAGTAAATAACTATTTATAGCCCTGGCTTTATAATATATCTTGCTTCCCTTACTAGCGGTTTCGGTGAACTTCGGGTTTAAGTGTGTAAAAGCTCTCTTTATTACAACACCGCTTGAGTGTGCATAATGCAAAGGGCTGACCGAGATAGGGTTTCCAGTCACCGTGGCTGTAATGCAAACAGCTTCTTCTTTCCCGCTATCTTCAAAGTAGAGAAAATCCCCCTTAACTAATCCGCTGTAAGAAGATAATGTTATACTTACCGCCCCTGCCGAAGCCGCTGCTGAAAGAGTAGATGAGAAACCGTTTTGCTGAACTGCATAACTTCCCCCAGAGGGTTTTCGATAAAGTATATAAGCATCCGCATCTGTAGATGTAGCCCAGGTAACCGTTGCCGTTGTCCCCTGAGCGTAAGCCACTAAATCCGCAGGCGGAGGCGGAGATGCGGGAGAGCGAGGAATGACGGCGTTAGAGACTTCCCAAGTAGAGACATTGCCTAAATCGTCTTTAGTTCTTACACCGTAATAATAACGGGTGTTTAATGTCAAAGAACCTAATCCTGAGCTACCAGTATCTACAAACTGATTAGCCGTGCTATCTACATCTACGATATAAGTCCCCGGTAAACTCGGAGATGTATTTCGAGTAATCTGATATTTTGAAATTGTTCTTGGCGGTGAAACATTCCCTCTCCCCCAAGTGATAATGATAATCGGATTTCCCATCTGGTCCCAGTCTTCAATTGCATTACACCAATCAGGATCAGTTATGGACTCGCCACCAATAATTAGCTCATCAGTTGTCTCAGAATCATTTGTATTACCAAATTTATCATAAGGGGTAATTCTCCATTTATATTTTACACCATCTTGAAGATGATCAATGTAAGTTTCTAAGAATGGAGACTGATAATCAAAATAGCGGGGACATTAGCGATAGGTATAAAGGGAGAAAAGTCGCCCCAGGTTCCTGGCGACGTTTGCCTAGCTTCAGCCCTTTCTATAATATAGAAGTCCGCCCCTCCCAAGGGAGCCCATTTTAACCTTACCGTGGTCTTCTCTAACTGATCTATGGAGATAGTTCCCATAGCAGGCGGGCCTATCCAGAAATAAGTTATTGGAGAATAAGTAGAGAACCCAGAGGCAGAATGAGAATAAACAGCGCAACAATACTGCACACCTTTATCAAAATCGCCCAGTCGGGTTTCCCAGCCACTATAGCGACCATCTAAGGTGCAGTCCAAGCCGTATGGAAATACAGAGGAGCACCAGCTTGTTTCCCCGACTTCTTTATACCCAGAAAGTAAAAGTCAATTATTTCTCCAGATGGAGGAATACCCGGGCTCCAGAAAATATGAATAGTTCCTTTGTCTATTAACTGAACCGTTGGCGCCCCCGGAGGAGAAGGCTTTACTGAAGCACCAGAGGATGGAGTAGCACTCTGTTCTGTAGATGCGGCAGATTTATTCCCCTTTGTATCTATCTGTTTGCATCGGACATAATACGGAGTTCCATTTGTCAAGCTGACAATAGTATAACTCGTGGTATTCCCTATATTTGTATAATTGGTAGGATTAGAAGAAGTGCCCCAGGCTAATTCAAATCCTGCCAGAGGATAAGATTGATCTGATCCTGGTGTAATAGAAACTGCAATAGATGCGTTCCCAGCAGTTAAAGAAATAGAAGGGGTATCGGGGACGGTAACATCAGCGCTGGTAATAGATTGAACCGTAGAATATCCAGAATTACCAAAGTCATTATAGGCTCTTATTCTATAATAGTAAAGAGTGCTTGGATTTATATCATAGTCAATGTAGTTAACAGTCGAACCAGTATATGCAGCTGTCCCGATTTCAGTATAAGTTGAACCGTCAAGAGATCTCTCTATCCTATACCCTAAAGCCCCAGACCCTCCAGAGCAAGGTAGAGTAATTTTCATAGGGACTGAACTTGTAGTGAGCGTTCCCAAAGTTGGAGTACCAGGGGCGCTTGGAGCCGAAACAGTAACAGCTGGGAAAATTACCGCGTCAGAATAGAGAGCTACTGGTGGATACCTAACCCCAGTTGTGGGATCAGTCCATCCAGGGGTAAATTGCTCTCCTTGCACCCAATAATAGAATGTCCCCGATCCGGGTTGATCTTGATAAGTTGTAGTCGCTGCTATTCTGGCTATATAAGAACTAGGCCGTGTGGTTGTGGTATTTCTGTAAATTCTGATATTAGTGTATTCATCAGTATTCGTCCAGGATAAATAAACGACACCATTTGAACTCGAGGAAGATAAATTGGTCGGATTATTTAGATCAGGCATAGACCTTTATTCCCCTTATTCTGTATCTGGCCTCATTTTTCATATCTCCTGGCACTTCACCATCAAGAGAAAGAACATAGCTACCGGAGTAATTAGTATCTACACAAGTAACGGTAACGACATGATGTCCGTGATTTTCTATGAAATTTTCTAAGGTTATCTTTTTTGTTTGTAGAGCACTATAATCAGAACCGTAAAGAAGAACATCAAAAGTAACAGTCTTCCCTGATGTGCAAATCGGTTTCACAACAGGATTCCCTCCGGGTATTTTAAGAGAAGCAGACTCCTCAGCAATGCTTATGCTTACGCCTAAAAGCAAATCTATAGAACAAGTATCTGTGTTATAAGTAAGTGTGAGGTCGCTCATACCCTTACCCCGTGCGCAGCAAATAACTCAGATTCCGCCATAGCCTTTTTAACCTTTCCGTCCTCGGTGTAAATGTGTACAGTTATATTCGATTCTTTCTTGGCTAATGTTTCTAAAAGATTTTCTAATTTTCGTGCTGGTATAACATACTCAGGCCCTGCTTCACCGACTAAAGCAAGTGTAGGCCGCTGGACTAATCCTCCAGCCTGCAATGCTGTCATCGGTCTGCCTCCTCCTCCGCCAGAAACTGGAGAATAAGACACCGCTCCAGCAAAAACATTCGCTGCCTGTAACATAATTTGCGCTGCTTTTAATTGGTCTTGAGAAGCTCTTCTGGCCTCTTCTGCCTGAGATCGGAGCTCTCTTACTTGTAGTATCTTCATTATAGCATCCTGGATTTCCGAGGGTAGTGTCTGAAACTGCTCAAAGGAAAGAGGAATATTCATTTCAGCAAAAAGTTTTTCATTAGCTTGCGCCAATGTGCTTTCCATGCCAGCTGTAAACTTTTGAATTAAATCTTCTCTACCTCTACCAGGGACATTGGACAATTCCGATAAGATACCAAAACCGCTGGATTGCAGCCAATCCAATAGAGCTTGTTGGCCAACATTCCATTGAGGTTCAACATAAGGTTTACCTTCAGCGACAGATTGAAGTAGTGTCTCATATTTAGAAATAATGCTATCTAATATCTCCGAAATTGAGGTATAAAAGCCACTTTCGGGCCTAGTAGCGGACATTAAATCGGTCATTTCTTTCAGAGCTTCTAATTGTTTCTCCCTTGCTTCTCTCGCTTTCTCTTCCCATTCATATTGAATTTTCGCTTGTCCGGCTATGAAATCATACTGATCACTTATCTGTTTCATCTCATAAAGGGTTCTCTCGGTTTGAGTCCAAGGTTTGAAAACCACCGCTTCAGAGGCAATTAACTGGCAGAGCTTTTCCATAGGAGTTATAGTTTTTTCAGCTTGTTCAGCAGTCCCTTCTAAACTATCAGTCAGGCCAGAAAAGCCAGAGGCTAAATCTATTACAGGAGCCTGAGTTTGCTCTGCCTCCCAGGCGAGTTGATCAAAACTTTGCGAAAGTTCATGCTGTTTCAACGCAGAAGCCCAAGCCGTGGAAGTAGTTGAAATCTCGCTCACTACTGGAGTTCTGCCTGGCGTAATATACGATGTAGGCATGGCATAACCACCTGGGGTGGTAGTCATTTCTGGAGGGCTTAACTCTCGTAATTGCTCATTCCAAGTCTTTGTCGTTTGAGAATTTATTTCCATTGCCCTATTTAATCCCCAAATCAAAGCTGTCGCTGCAGCCAGACCAATCCCAACAGGCCCGCTAAGCAATCCAGCAAGAGTTGTAAAAAGAGGGATTAACTTTGAAATACTAGACACTAATAAGCCTAGCCCTGTTAAAAGAGGCCCTCCTACGGCTAAACCGAGAGCAATTTTCGCAATCGAGTCTTGACCAGCCGTTCCTAAGCTTGTAAACCATTCCGTTGCACTGGCAAGTGCAGATTCTAAGGCTGGAAAATGTCTCTCAACGGTATCCATTATAGCAGTTCCTAGAGGCTCTAATGCGACAGTAGCTCTCTGTTTAAGGAGGTCCATTTTTTCACTAAGACCTGCTGTATCTTCGGCTGCTTTCTGGATTGACTCGCTGGAGTTCCTCAAGGAATTGACAAGCTCATCAATCGAGAGTCTGCCTTCTCTGATAGCAGCAGCCATATCGGGCCCTGCTCTCGCTCCGAAAGCCTCTATCGCAATTGCATTGGCTTCTCCAGCGCTCCCTGCATTTTCTATCTGCTCAATTAAGTCCTGTAAAGCCGAAACGGGGTCTGCTATACCTTCTCGAGCGAAATTAGTAAGAGCAATTCTCAAACTCCCGAGGACAAGCTCTGTGTTTACACCTTCTTTTTCGAACTTAGCGATCATAGCAGCAGCAGTCTCCCAGTCATAACCCAATTGTCTCAAGGGCGATCCGTAGGTCTTCATTAAATCCAACAACCGGGCCATTTCCACGCCTGTGGATTGAGAGACTTTAAAGACCCAGTCTAACGCACTAGCATAATCTTCTTGAGCTACGCCTGCATCGCCGAAGGCCTTTGTAATTGCGTCAATGTTTGTTTTCAGATCAGTCCCAGTAATTCGACTGAGATTAAGGACTTGCATAGATAAATCTGCTAATGGTTCGCCTGTTAATTCAAGCCTAGTATTTAGCTCAGCAATAGCAGTAGAGGCCGAATCAACTGAAGCGGGGACAGAAGAGTAAACTTTTTTGAATGTCTCGCCTAATTCGGTTAAATTTTTACCAGTAGCTCCCGTTCCTACCCTAATTTTATCCATAGCGTCGTCGAACTCCATGCCAAGTTTGACTAGCCCAGCGACAGGAGCGGTGAAAGCGGCTGTCATTATACCACCCGTTTTCGTCATTGAGGCACCTAAGTTACCAACGCTCTTTTGAACCTTGCTGAGGGCGGCATCTACTTCTTTTGTATCAGCACCGAAAACAAGTTTTAATAATGCGTCTTTAGGCATTTCTTAGCTCTCTCAAAAATTGGTCAATATACTCCAGAATAAACATGGTCTCCGCATCCTGCTCTAATACACCGCCTTGATTAGGTAAAACATGGAAGTCTCTCATCATCGATATAAATGTAAGTAATGATTAACTTCTATATCTGGTTCCAGAATCACTTCTGAACCCTTACTATTCATATCGGCGGCGATTAGAGCAGCCCGAATTTTTTTAATAGATCTTCCCGAGGCCTCCCCATGCTTAAAATGCGTAGAAGATAGACTGAAGATTCTCATAGTCAATTTCCTTTTTCATACTCTCAGATGAGATTTCACAATTAAAACTCCACGATTTAATAAAAGGCACAATCAATTCTTTAATGGTATCGTTTATCCCTTCCCCTGCATCTTTAAGAGCCTTTTGATATTCCAAATAGTCTTCTTCAGTAGGTTTATAGAGCTCTACCCATTCACCGTCTTCAAGTTCGAATTTCTTCGTTTTCTTGTTCATTAGTAAAGCGTCGAATCCCCATTCACTAAGGCGATAGAAATATCATTTTCGACGCCAGTGCTACCATCATATGCGGCCGTGAATGGAATTGTAGAAACCAACCTGCCTGGAGCGATCTCTGGCCTAGGATCGGTCATGACATAGGCCTTAGGGATAGTAATCGTAATAGATCTAGATGGATTAGTACTATAAGTGCCTATTATTTCCAATTTGAAGGAAGTATTATTACTCATCTTGGTTAACCAACTGTCAGAAGTGTAGCCGAGGTTAAAACTACCCGTTACTCTCCGTGCTTGAGCCAAAGGTCTTTGTGGATTGTTGGTAACTGCATACCAGACATCTATGTTATTCTCTATTGCTACCGTGAAACTTTCTATGTCATCGTTGACCGTTCCATCAACCTTAAAAGTGAACATGTTCCAAGTTAAAGGTAGGTCAGTAGTAAAAGTAGCCGTGGCGGCAGTGGCAGTAGCTTCAGACATGCCCTTCCAAGAACTTACCCACGTTGCCACCCCACCTGCGACACAAGAAATCTCCAATGAATCGAGATGACATCCTGCCATTCTATAAACAATAGTATTTACCTTCGACTCCATCGTGTAAGATGTTAATAAACCCGTTGACTCCCCAGTAAATGTATGAGTATAGGGATCAGCTGTTCCTGTTTTAGTTTCAGTCCCTAATGCTGCTTTCAAAATATTTCCGAAATTAGGGAGATAAAGCATAGAACTAACATCGAAGGTCATTGCTTTCTTTCCGGGGAGAACCACAGCTAAAGCTCTTCCCGAAGCTGTCGTAGATCCCCCGACTGTATCTGGAGTAAGTTTGTCTTCCGATGCTCCAGCCTTAAAGCTGTTTACTTTATAAAAAACCGTAGGCGCTACAGCAGTCCCGACAGTAGTCTCTTTTCCTATTCCCCAGACTGCATATTGGCCTAAATTTTGAGTTGCAACTGGCATTTATTCCTCCTCCATACTTATTTTTATTCCCGGACAAGAAAGAAGTAATTTAATTTCGTCTTCAGTAAATTCATTTTCATCTCTTAGAACATTCGGCTCCCATAAGCCATGCACTCCAGCCACCTCGACTATATCGCTTCCTGTCCAATAAAATTTTCTTGTTTTTTTCATGGGTCTATTAACCTCGTTACAGTTAAATTTAATACCGCCGTTGCGGCAAAAATACTTGGCTGAATTTCTTCATAATTAAAATTCGTCTCTGAGAGTTCGCTGTCCATAACATAGGAATTTAAAGTCGGACTAGCACGAAGTTTATCTTCGATACTATCCATCAGGTTGATAACTGCTTTTTCAGAATCAGCTGGACTGCTAGGCGGGGAGGTTTTAGCATACGCCCAGACTTGATAAACTATAATTTGCTCATTGGCTCCTAACGAAATAGGCGATTCTCGTTTTGATAATACACATACTCCAGCAGCCTTATCCGCCGTAATCACTCCCGTAGAAGTGGCAAGCCCGTATCTCACGTCCAAGCCCGCTTCCGCAGTTTTAACTATTGTAATTATTTCTGAAGCAATATCAATTAAACTACTCATCTAAGTATTCCTTTGCCGCAGACTCTATCGTTGCAATTTCCTCATCAGGGATAACCATAAAAGGACGGGCAGGTATTTTCGCTCCTGGCCAGTTTACTTTCTTTACAGGATGTTCCGCCCCTGGCCAAAACAAAGCCCTCTTTCTTACTGGTCTGATCTCACGAGGAGGAAAGGTATGCCCAAACTGATGGACACGGGCATATTTTAAATTCGTAGAAACCTCAGCATGCATATTGTCAGAATCTGGATGCAAAGAAGAAACCAGCGCACCCGTCTTCCACAAAAGTCGGTGCTTTTGAGTATCTTTTCTTGGAGGCCATGGCGGTCTTCCAGAGACTTGGATATTTTTTCTAATAATAGAAAGCATTATAAGAGAAATCTTTTTCATCAGAGGAGAGAGATCTTTTATTTTATTATTTATTTCCCCGATTATTTTTAATCCAGGGGAATCTTTGTCAATTCTAATATTGATGTTCAATTTTCCTCACATAAGGGTCAATCAACGATTCTAACTGCTCATCCCAGATTTCAGTAGAAGGCTGAGGCATAGGAATGCCTTCACTCGCTAAGTAATCTTTATAGTAAATGGTTCTAAACTGCTCGCCCCTTAAAAGAAGCTTAGCAATGATCTGCTTAGCTACATTCTTTATTACCGTCGGGACAGCATCCCAGCCCCAGATTCCAGTAATGCGAATGCTTCTCTTCTCGGAAGGAAAACAGCCATTTAAAAGAACTATCTTATAAATAGGAGAACCGAGAGTGTAATAATCTGTTATCTCTACCCAACTTCCATTAAAATATTCTACCTTACTAACAGTAACCAAATCGTCTGTAAAGACATAATCCTCGCCAGTACCATCATAGTATCTTGTTTCGCTAGTAGATTTATTAAAGTTCCGATTGCACTTCTTGTTAATTATCTCGTCAACGGTGCTTAACTCAGCGGCTATAAAAGTATTCAAATCGGTGGGAGCGCTACCCCTCGGAAATAGAAACGCCGTCGCCTCAGCGGTGGTTATGTAGCTCATTTCTTCTCTTTCTTCTTATCTTCGACTAACTGGAAGAAAAGGGGGAAATCTTCTAAAACCCTCTTACAAAATTCCTCGCTACCCTCGTAAATATCACCTTTAGACAAGGAAAACAGTTTCCCCCCGTCTTGGCCTATGTAAAGTTCACCAGTGTATTTTACTTTCATTTCTCCCCCTGTAGGGGCGGGGATCCCCGCCCCCTTCAGTTTATGTGCTCTTTAGAATGCCTGCTGTTTCCAAGGCTGCGAGAATAGCATTGATTTTCGTGCCCAAAGCATTTAGAGCTGTTTCAACTTCAGTATCCGAAAAGGTAGCATTCAAATCAACAGCAGTATTTGCATCAGCGATATGATCAGCTTGAGCCTTAGTCGCTTTTCCATCAACCGCAGTCTGAATCTCACCGAGGAAGTCAGCTAATGTAGTTCCTCCCCTTAACTCCTGCACGCAGAGGATCTGGCTTAGTTTAGAGGTATCATTCCAGGTCATTTCTCCCTCCTCTAAGCAACCTTGATGTTATAAAGAACAGCGACTATCTTATCAGTAGCGGGTAGTCTGTTAGAGAAGGCGACCCTCTGAGAGGCTACCATATCAATCGTCTGAGACTTTATAGAGCGATCGGTCTCGACTAAAACATCTCTCCTGTCTCCAAAGATAAACCCGTCTTTTCTTACTAGGATAGCGACAGTACGGTCCTTAGTCGAATTGTCGAAAACTCCAGTTGCATTCAAATCTCTCTAACTATACTCGGAAACAATAACAGGAATGCCGTCGAATTTGGCTAACTCACCAGTTAGAACCGTAGCATTCGGCCCATACTTGTCAACTGTAATCACATCGGGAAGCGCTAACATCTGAGAATAGACTGCAAAGCCGACTACCCAAGCCAGTTCGTTCTGGTCAATGGCGTAGATCCCCATTAGTTTTCTTAAACTGCGGAGTTTGGACGCATCCACTCCAACGTTTCCAGCATCTAATTTAGCCGCAGTAACGGCGAGCTTTCTGTAACCCATCCAAGCCTTTCTTACATCTTCTGCGCTAGTTACATCGGAGTCCATATGAGAGGTAGTCGTATCACCGTTAATAACAGCATTCTCTTGGGCACGGGCTAAAGACTTTACGATATCCTCTTTGATTAGAGGCAGGACAGCAATAATGCTATCCTCTTCTAATTCATAAGATAGAGGGACGTAGGTAATCAGCTTTTTAGCATCCAAGGTTATATTTGCAGTAGTAACGGCACTGTCAGCAGGAGCGGTATTTTCTGCGCCTAATTTAGCAGTCGAAAACCCTGTTAGTGCAGGGAGTTTAAATGGATCAGTAGGCATTCTTACTCTCGGATGGAGAGCGGCTACTTTAAGGGCAGCCTCTACTTTTCCGATTAGATCAGCAGAGAACCCGTAGGAACCCACTCCAACCCAACCCAGTAGCAGCGGTATTCATAGCCTTTCTCAACTCAGAGATAGGACTTTGGAGTTCATTATATAGTTTGGTCTGCCTAGGATCAACACCTAAAATTTTTGACAGAATGAACAGGTCGTCGGCTCTTTTCTGGAAATCAACCACAGCGGGATCTTTTGTGTTAGCCTTGTGCAATAGAGTAAGATCCGACTCTAAGGTTACAGGAAATTCAGTCTTTCTTACTGGGATTTCTTTTTCTTTTTCTTTCTTTTCAATTGTTTCTTTTAGCTCTTGCAGAGCATCATATAGTTCAGCCATTTTTTCACCTCTTAAAATCTTTGTAATACCTTCTACGATCTCACTGCATCTCGCCATATAATCAGCAGGAGTGTCATCTTCCTTATCAGCTTGGTCTAAAAGTTCTTTAGCCAATTCTGCTATTTTGCGAATGCGGTCGAGATTCTCTTTAGAAAATTTACTTCCTCTTTTCTCAAGTTCTTTCTGGGGAGCAGGATAGCCGTAAGACTCATCTAATTTTTCTAATTCGGCTATAACCTTATTCAGTATCGTTACGGCGCCTTCAGGGATCCCTTCTATTTTCAGAGCATCCTGAATTTGCCCAATAATACTCTTTAAATTGGCCTTCTCCAGCTCCACTTCATTCTCGGGCATATTAACCTCCTCATTCCGTTTAACGATCAAGAACCTCGCCTTGGGGACAGCTGGTTCATCCACAAGCGAAATCTCTTGTATCTCAATATCTTTTAGTCTTCTCATTTTTCCTCCCGTGCTCTTCCTGAGACGGAAAACCTTTATATGTGTTTTTCTTGATTTCCTCCCAAAGATCAGGATCGTGAATTTTTACACCCAGTAAAGCGGTACCTTTTTTAATTAAATTACCGTTTATCTCCCAATCCCCACGTGCAATGTAACATTCTACTAAGGAGACCCTGTTATCTGGAAGGAGTTTTCTTGTGCATGTCTCCTATCTGTTGATAATCTTCCATAAATTTATGTGTGGCCTTTTCTATTTCCTCAGCGGAGACAATATCTCCTTGAAGATCCTCCTCGTCTGGGACTAAAAAAGGCCCCAGAACAAAATGCTCTTCATCACTTTTTAAGATAGGAACAAACCATGATTTCTCTAAATTTTCCATTTTCACCTCGATTAACTCAGGTTTTTGCCCTGGCTTCGACCAGACTAAATAATCTTGACCCTTTTGTTTTAGCTCCGAAATAACCTCTTCTTTATCATGCTTTTCAGCATAAGGAGTCTGATCTTCTGGTTTATCTATAATCCACACTCTTTCTCCACCTAAAGGAGCATATTCGATTAAAATTCTGCCTTTAATATGTTCGCCGTTTAAAAAGTTTTCGAACATGTGTTCACGCCAGACACCTACATCGTAAGTTCCCTTATCTTTGATAAAGAATTTCGACCATGTCTTTTCGGTAGAGCCTGGCCCGCCTGGCTCGACTATTAAGTTGTCAACCTCCAGCCATTCCCTCGGTTCGATCAGTTTAAATGATCCCTTAGGTTTTCGCTAGACAGATTTAAAAGTCTATCTTTTCTCTATTCTTATCCGTAGAACCTAAGTAAGCAGTAAATCCCCAAAGACCCTTATCCGCCTCAAAGCGGAGATCTCCGTGGAGTGAGTGATTAGTTTTCAATAATTCCTCATCGGAGAGTTTAGTTTCCTCCTCACTTAACCCTTTAAAATGGTGCTGATAGGTGAAGCGTCCTTTCCCCGATTTAGGGAAAGATTTCCACCAGTTCTCTTGCCAGAACTTTTCAGCAACATCAGCCCTAGTCTCGGCTTCACGCAAAGCCTTAACGGTTATTTCTTTTAAAATCCTTCCCCTTCGGGCCATATCTATTGCTTGTTCTACTGTATAACACGGCCGAGAGTTATCTACCCCTTGCGGGTAAGGTTTCCCCCAAGCAATAGAGCCGTCAGGATAGAGTAACAATTCCTCGATTGTAATATTCAGAGTGTCCCCTTCATCGGCAAGTTTTTCTTTAGTCACAAAAGTCTTTCCTAAAGAGACTACATCATCCCCTTGTTTAAGACCGCATTCATAAACGTAACCGTTTTCGACTTCTTCTACCTTGATTACCTGGACTTTTAACTCTACCCAGATTTTGAATTTAGCATAATCATCAGTAGCTCCGAAGGTGTAGGGCATGTCCGATCTTCTGGCCACCACTCCCTCGATGTTCAGGGATTTCTCATTTAGTATTTCTTCACCCGCTTTTAAGAAATCCTCTTTATTGTTTACTTCTTTTTGCGGAAGAATAACTAAGTGATCCGATTTTATATTTTGTAACAATCGTAATCTTTCTGAAAACGGCTCTTGGTGAATATCTTTTTCCCAGAACAAAATATCATACAAAAACGACAGGATCGCCTTCAATTTCCCAGCTAAATAGGATAAAATCTCAGGACGGGCAAGATACTTATCACCTTGCTTTAACTTGAATACTACCTTCATAAATACAATCGGGAAGTTTAAGAAGATCCTTTTTTAATTCAGGTAGATCTTTCTCTTCTTTAGAATCTTCAAAATAAATTGAAGTTCCGTCGCCTTTCTTTTGTAAAATACATCTGAACCCATCTATTTTGGGCGAAAGTAAAATACTAACATTTTGTTTGCTACCCCAAGTATCCCATAATTCATCTAAAGAGAAAGTGTCCGTGTATCCAGCCATCAATGGTTTTTGAACGGTGTATTTGGTAATAGGTGCTATTGTAGATTTAATTGTTTTAATTTCGTAATTTTCTTTTTTCCTCAGGACTAATTCCGGCTCGCTCAGCAATCTGATTAATATTTCTTTGATGTCTGAATT